CGTACTCGACGTCGAACAACCCATACTGAGGTACGGCGCTCGAGTCGTGCGTCTCCTGGCCGTCGTAGGCAATCGAGCCGTCGTAGAGGTTGAAGCCTTCCGACCACTGCGTCACGTCGCGCACCCGGGTCTCCTGCCCCGTGTACGCCGAGATCGCCATCTCGATCGCGACGTTGTTCCCACGCGGCCGGAGGATCGTCGCGATGATGCGCGGCCCATAGGACTCGTCGAGCTCACCGGGTCGGCGCGGAACGCCGTAGTAGCCGCCCCACTCGTCGAGCCACTCCCCGCTCGCCGTGCGAGTGCTCATTTGCGCGATCGCGTTGTCGATCTGCGCCTTGGCCTCTTGCTGCTCGACTGCTTGCGCCTCGAGGTAGGACCAGAGCAGGCTCGTGTAGCCGTAGAGGTGATCGCCGTTCGACGCGTCCTGATCGCCGCTCCCATCGAGCAGTACGCGAGCCGAGAGCAGCGCACGCTCCGAATTGTCGGCGTACACCACCCGGTAGCCGGGCTGCGCGGCGAGATGGTTGACGAGCTCGGCGAGGGTGTACTGCGTGAGATCTACCGCCAGGTTTTGACCGGGCCCGCCCGTGACCGTCGTCGTCAGAACGGCGTCGGACACGGTCCACTTCATTGCCCCCCAGCGGTAACGCAGGCGAAGCGCGAGAAACCGGTCCGGATCCTTCCGGAAGAACCGGGGCAGAAACGACAGCAGCTTCGGTGTGAGCCGCATCTCTTCGGCCTACGTGATCGTGATCGTGCCGGGCATCAACTTCGTCTTGGCGTCGACCTCGATGTCGTCTTCCGGCTCTTCCAGAACGATGTTGTAGACGCCAGGGATGTCCATGACCCGGGCGATGATCTCCGAGCGGATCGCAGGTTCGCCTATGTCGAGCTCCAGGAGGTAACCCCGGATCACTTCGTCCGCGTCTGCGATAAGCTGCGCCTCGTCGTATCCCGGCTCGGCCGTCAGCTCGCCCACGACGTCGACGGTCTGCTCGTCGGCCGCGTACACCTCGACCCGCACGCCGGCGGCTTTCCAGCCGGGGACCGGGTTGCCAAGCGGGTCCCGGTAACCGTACAGAATCTGACGAGTCAGCTGGACGAGCGCCAGAGACGTGTTGCCGACGCCGTTGTGCACGTAGACCTCGACCAGTGAGAGCGGCTTCGTCTGGTCATCGAGCCACGGCTCGACTACCGACGCTGTGGCTACCCGCTCGATCACGTCGCCGTTCGTGGCCTTTCGAATGGCCGTCTTCGCACCGTAGATCAGCGCGTCGACCGTCCCCCTGTTCAGAGACCGGATGAACGCGGCAAACCGCACTTTCCGCGCCTCGTCCGACTCCTCGTCCGAGCCGTTCGTGAACGGCGCGAGGTTCGTCGCCGATACCATCCCCTCGATCGCGGGCTCGAGCACAAATTCGGTGCCGGCCGAGATGTTCCCCGCTACTCCCGCGACATCGGCGCTCACCAGGACATCGGCGTAGGTGTCCCCTGATTCAATCGTCACGTCCTCGTGCGACGTGTACGTGCGCTCCGCGCCGCCCACCGTCTTGAACACGGTCCCCGCGGGGATCAGGGTGCTCTCCTCAGACGACGTGATCGTGACGCGGACGAGCCCGGACGCACGCACCGCCGGCAGCTTCTGAAAGTCGAACGAGTTGTAGACCGCGACTGGAATCGCTTCCTTGAGGCCGATGAAGTACTGCTGATACAGCTCATCGAGCTCGGCAGCCGTCGCCTCAACGAGCGTGCGGGCCACGGAACCGACGTTGAAATCCGTGATCTTGTTTTGCGTCGCCCGCATCCAGTTGATCATCGACGCGGCGATCGACCGGAACTGCTTGATCTGGAACGCCATTACAGAGTCGCCTCGATCTCCACTGGATCGCGCCCAGCCACGGGCCGCGCCTCGATACTGACGCGCACCACGTCTCCACCTATTTCCGCGGCCGCCCTCGTAACCTCGTCGATGCGAGGGTCGGCCACGACCGCGGACTTCGCGTACTCCGCGGCCAGCATCAGTGCTGTCGGGCCGGATACGGCGCCCATCAGTTCGCGCACTCGCGAGCCATACTCGCGGTGGAACAGCAGCTCACCGCGGTCCGTCTCGACGCGGTGCCGCAACGCTTGGCGCAGGTTCTCGCGCCCTGCGATGACCGCGAAATCGCCTTTCTCCGCGTCGAGCACGCCGTTCTGCAGTCGAACGTCGCGCCCGAAGACCCGGTCAGGATCCAGAGCGGCGGAAACCATCGGAGTCGGCGCCGGCAGCCGGATCATCGACCCGGTCAGCACCACACCTTTACGGGCCTGCGCCGGATCGTCTGTGATGAACGGCGGCACAAGATCGTTGTGCGCAACGATCTCGAGCCACCGTGACGCATCGCCGAGCTCGCGGGCCGCGATCGCCTGAAGCGTGTCGCCGTGCCGCGTCTCGACGAAGCGGTAGCCGTACAGCGGCCGTCTGTAGCTCCTCGTCACGCCACTACCATCCCTTCGGCGACATCGAACAGCGCCGCCGTCAACTCTGCCTCGGTCATCGGTGAAAGCACCACGTCCGTCGTGGCCAATGCCTGCAGACTCGCCTGAGCCTGCTCGGACATCTGGATCGGCAGCTGCGGGCTGTTCGGCGCGTATATGTAGAACGGGTTCGTGCCGGCAAGAGGGCTGATCGGATCGCCGCCGGCCGTCGACGAGCAGTTCGACGCGCCGAACAACGGCGTGTAATCGGGATAAAAGGACCGCGATCGCAGCGCATTGCGCATCACGCAAAAGATGTTCGTATAGGCGCTCGCAACCTCCATCACGCGGGCCTTCGCATACGTCGGAAGCTCGAACACGATGCCGATGGTGCGGAAGATGTTCGCCCCGGCCGCCGCGGTCGTTTGCGCCACGGTGATCAGAGAGTCAGCGATATCGTCAGCAGCGCGCACCGCATCGGACACGGTCTCGTAAACCTCGACCGTTCTGTCCATAAACTTGCGGACCGGCGTGACGACCTTGCCGTCGATGTGATCCTTGATGTCGCGCGCGTGGTCGGCGAGCTCGCGCACGGACGCAAGCATGCTGTCGAGACCAGTCCGCTCCCGCTCCTCCGGCGTCGGCGCGTCGCCGTCCCGGACGTCGTCCAGCCGCTCGGAGAGTACCGTCAGCACGATCTGGTATTGGCAGAGCAGCGGACGAGACTTCGATCGGCGCAGGGTAAAGTTCTGCGGAGCGACGACGAACGAGAATTCGTCGAGCTGGTCGGCAAATATGAGCTTCACGTCGTCCGGGTTCTTCCCCTCGTTGATCGCAGCCTGGCGCCGCTCGTGCCACTGTTTGAAGACGTTTTCGTAGAGCTCGATGAACCGACCGATGCCGTCGCGCTGCTCGTTATTCTTCGGTGACGATCCCACCTTCCAGCCGGTATGTCCGGAGATCGTGATCGTGCGCAGACCGATGCCGAAGTTGTCGGCCCAGGCGCCGCCCAACGTCTGGTGCACGTTCGTGCGCGCAGGATCGGTGCGCGTCAAATCTTCCGGCCGAATGTAGAGAGAGACCGCCTTCATGCGATCCTCCGGGTCCGGGGCGGTCCCGTCGTCCAAAAGGAAGCTGATCTGACGCTCTTTTTGTGATCGCGGCGGCGGAACCCTCATGACGGCATCGTGCCATCACGACGAATGCTCACCCTCCGGCGAACACGTTGGGACTGCCCTGGGCCGCGGTCGAGCCGCAATTGATCGCGTCGCCGACCCGCATGAGCGGACGGCCATTGCAGTACACCGTTCCGGTTCCGCCCGTCGCTGTACCCGGATGGCACGACGGGTCGGGGTTGCAGTGCACGGCCCACGAGTCCCCTTGTCGGTGCGCCGGGATGCCGTTGACGAACACGTCGCCGCTGCCGCTCGTGCTCGGCCGCGGCGGCCAAGAGCCGTGCCCGGAGCACATATCACCGAGTCTCGTGACTGCTGGCATCAGTTCAGATCGATTCGCGGCGCCTCGAGCTTGATGCTTGCGTCCGACGTGATGCTCATCGCGCCGTCGGCGTGCACATCCATCGTCCCACCTGCCGAAATCGACGCATTACCATCGACGTTCACGCTGGCATTGCCATCGACCTGTACGTTCGCGTTGCCCGTCACCGTGACCGACGCATTGCCCCCGGTCTCGATGGTCAGGTTGCCGACGTGCACGAGCGTAACGTTCCCTTCGGGATCGATGTTGAGCGAAGCTTGCTGCCCGCCGGAATTCTTGACTGTCAGCTGGAAATGGACCGCCTTGTCGGTGTTACGCTGGATCGCCCACTTTTGATCGAAATCCTTGCCCGTCAGATCCTCGTGCTCGGCCTCTGTTCCGATACGAAGATAGGTGCCGCTCGGGTGGTACAGCTCCACGTTACCCGCATCGTCGATCGACGTATAGACGTCGGACGCGTGCCGCATGATCCTGCGGTTCGGCTCCTTGAACGTGATCTGGTTGACCTGCGGCAACAGGAATCCGACGACGACCGGGACGCCCCGGACAAACGCGACGAGCGCGCGCATATAGCGATCCCGCTCGACCGTGATGTCCCAGCGGCTCTCGTCGGTCGGCCCGCCCACGTCGGGCAAGTCGAGGATGCCTGTGCTCGAGCTCCCAGTCGGCACCATCACCTGCACGCCCCTCAGCCGACGCCCCTCGTCGATCAGCAGCACATCGACCGACGCGGCCTCCGGGTACGTGGCGACGACGACGCCGAGCGCGATGCTGTCGTAGACCACTCCCTCAGCCTCCGGCGAGCTCCGACCAGTACGGCGACGCTGGGCCGCCGCTGAGCTTCGCGCGCTCAATGAACCCGGTGCCCCGCTCGAACTCGACCGTCGTAAAGTAGCCGCTGAACGGCACGAACTCGTGCTGCACCGAAACGGCGTAGTAGAGCGAGCTTCGATCTCTCTCTCGCCCCTCGCGAAGCCTGACGTAGCGCCCTGCACGGATCTGCTCGTTACCACGGAGCCGCATCGACCCCGTCTCGAAGATCACGTTGTCCTTGTTCAGGTCGATCAGCTGCAGTCGCCGCGACCGCATCCAGTCGATCCACGACTGCTCGACGGCGTTGCGCTCCTCACCATCGGGGAGACCGTTTCCGCTGCTCTCCTGACCGACGCCGCCAAGGGCGGTCTGCTCCCACATCTTGCGCGTGCCGTAGAGCTTCGGGTTGACGTTCCCGTAGTCCTCCACGAAGAACGTCTGGGGCTCATCGTCGAACGCGGCCGCACGCAGCGACTCGGTGAAGTTCATGTTGAAGTGCGACGTGTCCACCCAGAAGTAGTTAGCCACGTTCGCGTCGCTCCGCGAGACCGTCATGCTCACGACGTCCTCGCGCCCGATATCGACGAACTCGGGCTCCGCGACGAGCGGCATGATGTAGCGGCCGTCTGGATCCAAGAACGGGTTCGGCCGGAATACGACGTACGGCCTATCCTCGCGATCCTCGATGAACAGCTCGTTCCATGCGCCGACGTCGCAGTAGTCTCGCAGGAGGTTGTAGATCGCCCCGCCCTGCCAACTGCCGATGCTCTGCGCCGGCACCGTGCCGTCGAGGCTGCCCGTGACCTGAATGTCGAGGCCGAGAGCGCGCAGCTCGTCGCCAAAGCCCAGGGCCTCCATCTCCTTGAGGTAGCGATTCAGCACATTCTCGACGACCTCTTTGAGGAACTGGCTCACGGGCATCGCCGAGAACTCGAGACCATAGAGCGCAAAGAACGGGAAGCTCGTCAGCAAGCTCGCGCCCCCGTCGTCCGGGGGAATATGCGGCATCAGGAAAACCTGAACGATCTGCCAGATCTTCCCGTAGTCCTGCCCGCTGATCGTCACGGCGCGCTGCGGCTTGCCGTCGCCGCCCATTGACTGCACGCGGCTCACGCTCGAGACGAAGCCACGCATCATGATCGGATACGTACGGGGCGCTACCGAGTCGCGGCTCGGCCGCGGATGCTTGAATGCATCGGCCGCCATCCTAATCTCGATCAGATCCATCGGCTCCACCAGGCCATAGACCGTGTCGCCACCTTCCTGGTCGTGTTGGTCCGGGAACGTCACGGTGAAGCCTCCAGCCGGCTCGCGCACAGACTTTACGACGCGCACGCTGCCCTGATCGCCAAGATAGCGCGTCAAGTCGATCGTCTGCTTCCGGCCGGCGTATCGCTCCGACACGGGCGTCGAACCGTTCAGGGTCGTCCGGCCGACGTTCTTGTGCAGGACGACCGAAACGCCCGGATGCCGAACCTCAACCCGCCGCAAC